ATGTCGCTTGAGGCGCTATCCGTTGCTGGCAGTCGTGGCGCATATGAGTACCACGGCCTGACCGCCTCGGCCGAGCTGGCCAACGTGTCGGTCGATTCGCCCCGGTTTTCCGGGGTGCCGCTCGACGCCGCGGCTAAAGCGCTGCTGCCGGCCGGGGCCATTGTGGTGGTCTGTGACTACGACGCAGGGCTGGATAAACCACTGCCTGGCGACGTGTCGCTGGCCATTCTGCCAAGGCTGGATAGCACTTCGCTGCCGGCCCAGCTGGTGGCCACGGTGCAGGCGGCGCTGTCGGCCGAGAGCGTGCGACCGGTCACCGACCGACCGCGCGTGCAGCCGGGCGCGCCGACCGATTTCAAGGTGCAGGCCGTTCTGCATGTCGAGGCCGGGCCAGATCCAGAGGTGGTGAAAGCGACAGCCCGCAAAGGCCTGGATGCGGTAATTGCCGGGGCGCGAAGCCTGGAGGGGCAGCTGCCGCTGTCAGCGATCTATGCGGCGTTACATGTAACGGGCATTAGCCAGGTTGACCTGGTGCATCCGGCTGCAGGTATCGCGTGTGACAAGCGGCATTACCCCAACTGCACGTCAATCGCGTTGACAACGGAGGTGACGATGTGAGCCTGCTGCCGCATAACGCCACGCTGCTGGAGCGTTCGCTGGAGGCTGCCAGTGAGCAGGGCATTGACCCGGACATCATCCGGGGCATTGCCGACTCGACGCGCTGCCCGCCGGACTTCCTGCCCTGGCTTGGTTGGGCCTGGAAGGTAGAAGGCTGGGAAGCAGCCAACACCAATACCCAGCGCCGCGAGCTGGTGCACGAGGCGATCCCGGTCCACAAAACCAAAGGCACCGTCGGCGCGATCCGGCGGGTACTCAAGGCGGTTCGGGTCAACGCAGATTACAAACCCTGGCACCAGATCCCGAACGCGGCTCCGTACACGTTTCAACTCACCGCCTGGGCGAACGAGAACCGCGAAGGGGAGGGCTCGATCATCTCGCCACAGTTGGGGGAGCGCCTGCGCGCCCTGGTCGACGCGGCGAAGAACGAGCGCAGCCACTACGAGTTTCGCCTTGGCGCGCGCTTTGACGGCAGCCTGCTGTTTGCCAATGCCAGCCGAGCGCGCGGCCTACAGCGCCTGACGGTGAATGCCCAGGCGGTGCAGATCGACGTGGCAGTGCAGGGCCTGCAGTTCGCCAATGCCACCCAGTCGCTCGGCGTGTCTCGGGGCTCTGTCGAGGCGCTGGGCGTTCCGATCAACGCTGAATCGGGCTTTGTGGTCGCCAGTGCGACCCGTGCCCTTGTCGTCGTGCGTAGCGCGATGGAGGCAGTTCTATGAGTACCCCGTTACAACCCGTGATCACCAAGGCGGGGCTGGCGGCGATCCTGCGGGCCGATAACACCGGCATCGCGGCGCAGATCACCCATATCGCCCTGGGCACCTCGGGCTATACGCCATCGGCCGATCAGAAAAGCCTGGTTGCGCAAGTGGCCAAGTATCCCATTGCCGGCGGCGAGCGCCTGAGCAGCACCTTGCTTCACCTGACCGCCCTGGCCGATGGCGACCGCTCCTTCTGGGTGAAGGAAATCGGCTTTCTGCTGAGCGATGGCACCTTGTTGGCGGTGTGGTCGGATTCATCCAACCCGCTGGCCTACAAGTCGGCCTCTACCGACTTGCTGCTGGCCTACGACCTGTCGCTGGCAGCGCTGCCAGCGGACAGCGTGACGATTGTCAGCAACGAGGCTGGGCTAAGCCTGAGCCTGGCCCAGCCTCTGGCCGCCCTGGCCGCTGCGCAGATCACCGAGCAGCTGCGCAACTTGCAGCACCAGGACCAGACGAACCTGCAAGCGGAAAAGCAGCGCATTGCGGGGGAGTACATCGCCAACCTTTTATCGAGGATGAAGGCCGCCGAGCAGCGGCAGGCAACCGACTACGACGGGCTGTTGACCGCCATCGTCGCAAACTCTGCCGCTCTGGTCGGGCTGCAGCATCAATCAATCAAAACTGTTTTAGGGGTCCAGTGAAATATGAGTCTTGAATCTAGCGTTTCCGATCTGACTACGGCGGCAACCGCTCTCACCGCCGAGGTAAGAGGAAAGATGACCGGGATTGACGCCGCTGTGGCCAAGGCCATTGCAGCCGTGCCGGTTAATAAAAAAATCATCTACATCCATCCCCTGACTGGCGTGGATACGAATGACGGCGGGCCACTGGCACCGCTCAAAACTATCGACAAAGCCATTGCCATCACCCCTGTAGGCGGCATCTGCAGCGTGCGACTGCTGGCGGACTACGACTTGGCTGGCGTCGTCTCGTTCGAAGGCACCGCCCTGGAAATTCGATCCGATGTGATCGGGACCAAGCGCACGCTGCGCCCGTCCTATTTCAAGGACGGTAACGGCGTTCCGACCATGGCGGGCTTTTCGCTGCACCTGGGGGCGCAAACCACCATGCGGGATTTGATTGTCGAATTTCCCTCTGCGGCGGCTCAGGTGCCTGCCCCAACGGGTGGTTTCAACACTTTCATCAAGGTCAACACAACCGGCACTGCTCCTGTTCTCCCGGTGAAGCTGATCGACTGTGAGCTTAAGGATCTGCCGGGCGCTACGGCTTCGCTGTGTTCGTCCTCGGCCAGTGCGTTGATCCTGGCGGTTACAGGCGTGATCTTCCCGTCTGGATTCGCAGGTCGCTACGTGGCAGGTGTTAACGCGGGCGTTGCATCCAACACCTTGAGCCATGTCCTTACCAACATTCCAACGCTCTAAGGGGGCGACAATGCAAAAGCAAAACATCTGCATCGACTACGAGGGGCGCCAATACCTTGGCTGGGATTTTGACAAGCTGCCTTTGGCTGCCGCTTTGCTTGCTGCTGCCTTACAGGTTGATCAAGCGGCAGATCAAGCGCGCAGCGCGGTGCTGGGTGATCCGCTGCGAGCGGTGGAGTACCGCATGACCTCGGACGAGGCGGAGCGTTTCGCGGCGGCAGGCTATGCCGGTGAGGTTCCGCCGACTGTGCAAGCGTGGATGGATGCGGCCGGCCTCGACGCGCAGGCGGCGACCGACAGCATCCTGCATGAGGCCCGTGCCTGGAAGGGTGCGATCTATGCCATTCGCGCCGAGCGCTTAAAAGGCAAACAGGAAGTGCTCAAGGCAACCAGTCATGGGCAGGGCGAGGCCCTGACGGATGCGGCGATTGCCGCTATCAAGGCCCGTATTCAAGGTGTTGGCAACGCCGTCTAAACCGATCTACACCCCGTAACCCCAAGGGCCGCAATGCGGCTTTTTTTGTGCCTGGAGGGCACGCATGAACCGAACCCACTTTGAACACGTCCTGGCCGCGCTGCTGATCATGGGCGCCCTGTGGGGCGTCCTGGCCCTGCTGGGCGTGCCCGCTGGCCACTGGGTCGGCGCCGCTGCCGGCATCTTCTTTTTCGCCGGCCGCGAGTACACCCAAGGCGAGCGCAACCTGGCGCACGTCGAGTCGGTGCACCTGAGCAACCTGCGCTGGTACGACGGCCTGCGTATCTGGCGATGGACCGTAGACGGGCGCCTCGACTTCTTCTGTCCGCTGGTGGCCTGCCTGATCGTGGCGCTGCTGGTCCAGGTGCTGCAGATCCTGCAGCGCTGACAGTTTCCTTTCTCCCACCCTCGGGCCGCGCATGACGCGGCCCTGTGCATTCTGGAGTATCAAATGGCTGGATTCTTTCACGGCGTTACCGTAACGAACGTCGACACCGGCGCGCGCAACGTCTCGCTGCCGTCGTCCTCGATCATTGGCCTGGTCGACACCTTCACCGAGGGCGCCGGCGCTACGGCCAAGGCCGGCGATGTGGTGCTGATCACCAACGAGCGCGAAGCTATCGCCGCCTTTGGTGGCGCTGCTGCGATCACCAAGGCCTGCCAGGCCATCTATGCCCGCTCCAAGGCGGTAATTGTTGCCTCGGGCGTAGCCAAGGCAGTCGACGCGGCGGCGCAAATTTCCTTGATCATTGGCGGTGTGTCCGCCAACGGCAAGCGTACTGGCCTGCAGGCGCTGCTGGATGGCAAGAGCCGTTTCAACGCGCAGCCGCGCCTGATCATCGCGCCCAAGCACAGCGCGACCCAGGCGGTGGCCACGGCCATCGACTCGATTGCCGGCAAGCTGCGCGCGGTCGGCATCATCGACGGCCCTGGCACCACCGACGAGGCGGCCACCACCTACGCCAAGCTGTTCGGCTCCAAACGCCTGTACATGGTTGATCCAGGCGTGCAGTTCTGGGACACCACTTCCGGCGCGTCTGGTGCGACGGTAGACGCGCCGGCCTCGGCCTGGGCGGCGGGCATGTTCGCCTACACCGACAGCGAATACGGTTTCTGGTCGTCGCCTTCGAACAAGGAATTTGTCGGCATCACTGGTACCACCCGCGCTATCGAGTACCTGGACGGTGACGAGACGTGCCGGGCCAACCTGCTGAACAACGCCAATATCGCGACCATCATCCGCGACGACGGTTTCCGACTGTGGGGCAACCGCACCCTGTCGAGTGATTCGAAATGGGCGTTCGTCACCCGCGTGCGGACCATGGACATGGTCATGGACGCGATCCTGTACGGCCACAAGTGGGCGGTGGACCGGGGCATTACCTCGACTTACATCCGCGATGTGACCGAGGGCCTGCAAGCCTTCATGCGCGATCTGAAAGCCCTGGGCGCAATCATCAACTTCGAGGTCTACGCGGACCCGGTGCTCAACTCGGCCAGCCAGCTGGAGCAGGGCAAGGTGTATTGGAACATCCGCTTCACCGACGTTCCGCCGGCGGAAAACCCGAACTTCCGCATTGAAGTCACCAACCAGTGGTTGACCGAAGTCCTCGACCAAGTCGCGTAAGGAGCGCATCACATGGCAATGATTCCCGAAATTCTGGCCAACATGAACCTGTTTGTGGATGGGGTCAGCTTCCAGGGCGACGTGCCCAGCCTGACCTTGCCCAAGCTCACACTCAAGATGGAAGAGCACCGCCCTGGTGGCATGGACATGCCTATCGAGATGGACGTGGGCATGGAGAAGATGGAGTCCAACTTCACCACCACTGGCGTGCGTAAAGAGTCACTGAAGTTCTTCGGCCTGGCTGACGGCAACGCTTTCAACGGCACTTTCCGTGGCTCGTTCAAGGGCCAGAAAGGTGAAACCAAGGCAGTAATCGTCACCCAGCGCGGCACCCTGAAAGAGCTGGACATGGGGGACTGGAAGCCAGGCGATAAGGCCGAGCTGAAGCACGCTGTGGCCCTGACCTATTACAAGCTGGAGGTCGGCGGCGAGGTCATCTACGAGATCGACCCGGCTGGCATGAAGCGCGTCATCAATGGCGTCGACCAGCTCGCCGGCCAGCGCCGGGACCTCGGCCTGTAATTCCTCCCCACCCTTTCATATCTCTTTCCGAATCAAGGACCCCAAATCATGGCCAAGCCACTGCCAAAGTTCATCAAGCTCGAAGCCGACCGCGTCACCGTAACGCTGACCAGCCCGGCCGAGCTCAACGGTGTCCAGCAGGACACCATCACCCTGCGGGCGCCGACTGTCCGCGATATCCGCAACTCGACCCAAACCTCGGACGGTGACGATGAGCAGCGCGAGCTGAACCTGTTCGCCTCCTTGGCCGATGTTCACGTCAAAGACCTGGAGGGCCTCACCTACAAGGACTACAACCGCCTGGCGACCGGTTACAACTTTTTGGTGCGAGACGACGAGCTTTAATCCGGCCACGCAGAAGCAAGCAGCTAAGCGACTTGCGGCTGAGTTGAATTTCTCCGCCGCAGAGATCCAGACCATGTCCTACGCGGACATGGTTTGGTGGCTCACGGATTGAGCTTGCACAGGGGGCACCGATGGCAAGTAGACTAGCGTTATCGCTGGTGATCGGGGGGGCTGTCGCCTCATCGGTAGGCGCAGCGTTCAAGACGGTCGAGAACGGCATCCAGAAACTGGAGGCCAAAGGCAACAGGGCCAAGGTGCTGAAGAGCACCATTGGCGAAACCATCAAGCTGCGCGAAGAGTGGAAGCGTGCGCACGACAGCGGTGCTGCCGGCGCTGACAAACTGCTGCGCAAGCTGGACAGCAATCTGGATGCCCTGCGCAAGCAGGGTGTCGAGGTTGGTCGTCTCAGTCGTGAATATCAGCGCCTGGGGCGTGAGGCGAAAAGCGCGGATCTGCAGCTCAAGGGGCATCAGCAGCTGCAGGCGGGCAAGGCCTCAATGAAGTCGAACATCGGCCAGGCCGTAGTTGCCACGGGCATGGCCGCAGTGCCGACGATGATCAGTGCGAATTATCAAGCGGTCATCCGTGACATTGCGATCAAGGCCGACATCGTCAACAAGCCGGAGGAACGGCAGCTTACCCGGACGGTGATCGACACAGCCAAAGACACAGGGATGTCACGCAACGATGTGGCTGACCTGGTCAACCAGTTGGTTGGTGCCGGCATGGAGCTGGACAAGGCGCTGTCCTATGCGCCGGTCGCGGCCAAGTTCGCGATTGGCCAGGGATCTTCGGGTGTCGACACTGCGTCGATGATCCAGGCGCTGCAGCAAAACGCCAAAATCAACGACCCGAAGGTCATGCAGCAGGCTTTGGAGGCTATCGCCTATCAAGGCCAGGCGGGCAGCTTCGAGGCCAGCGACATGGCCAAGTGGTTCCCGCAGCTGCTGGCCGGCATGGAGAAAAACGGGATCACCGGGCTGGACGCGGTGACCTCGCTCGGCTCGATGCTGCAGGTGCAGATGAAGACCGCCGGCAGTTCGGACGAAGCGGCGAACAACTTCAAGAACTGGATGGAGAAAATCGGCGCCGGCGACGTGGTCAAGGCCTACAAAGACGCGGGCATTGATTATCAGTTCTCGCTGAACACCGGTCTGCAGAAGGGCATGAACGTCATCGAGGCGTCCATGGCCCTGGCCATGAAGTACGTCGAGGCCACCGATCCCGCGAAGGCCAAGAAGATCGAGGCGGCCAAGGCCAAGATCGACAAGGAAGTCGACCCCGAGAAAGCCAAGGCCGCACTGGACGCTCTGGAAAAGACCCTACGCACCGGCGACATCTTCGCCGACATGCAGGTCAAGGCGGCGCTTACTGCTTATGGACAGAACAGGGGGCTGTATGAGGAACTCAAGGCCGACTCGCAAAAGGCTTCGGGCATCCTCGACAAAAACCTGGCCGAGCGCCGTGAAACCTCGGCGCAGCAGTGGGCCGAGACGGTCCAGGCGGCTGACGACGCAATGCGTAGCATTGGCGACGCTATCCGTCCGGCAACCGATATGGCGGCGAAAGGCCTGACAGCGGTCGCCCGCGGCATTACCTCGCTGTCTGACAGCTTCCCGGCTGTCGTCGCGGGCACTACCGGCACCGTGGCGGCCATCATCGCACTCAAGACTGCATCCAGCGCGTTCAAGATCGGGCGTGGTGTGTTGAACATCGCGCGAGGTCGAGGCCTGGAGAGGATGGCCGGCCGGGCGGGGCATGGCGATCGTACGCCCATTGAGCTGCCTAAGACGGGCAGCAAAGTGGTCGATCCTGGCCTTGGCCTGCTGGGCAAGGTGTTTGGAGCAACGCCGAAGGATGCGGCGCCGGCGAACGACCCGCTAGCAGGCAGGGATGACACGCAGCGGGTGTTCGTGGTCAATGCCGATGCGTTCAGCGGAATCGGCAGCAGCGTCACAAATAGTGCCCCTGCAGCCCCTGCCCGGGGTAGTCGTAGAAGCCGGCGTCGGGCTCGCAGACGAGAAGCAAGGCAAGCGCCCCCAGCTCGGCCCGGGGTGAAAGTTGAGGCACCTAAGCCGCCACCGGTGATGCCAGCTGTTCCTGCTGCTGTGCCGAAGATGGTGACCGGGGTTGAAGAGTTGGGCAGGGTTGCCCGCTCGGTACGTGGCGTTACGCATCTTGCCAAGCGCCTGCCTGGCGGGAATGTGATCGACGCCGGTGCAACTGCGATCGATGTCGCGATGAATGCCACATCCCAAGATGAGAAGGCAGAAGGGTATGGCGGTGCAGCTGGCAGTCTTGCGGGAACTCTCGCCGGCGCGGCGGCAGGGGCGGCCATCGGCTCGGTGGTACCGGTCATAGGTACTGCAGTCGGCGGCGCCGTCGGCGCTGTACTGGGCGGCATGGGCGGCGAGTCGATCGGCGGGTGGCTGGGCAAGCGCTGGTTTGGCGATGAGCAACCCGAGCCCGAAGCCTTGGCGAAACCGGAAAGCCCGCCAGCGCCTGGGGAGGCGGTACGGGTATCCCTGGCACTGGCGCATGAGGACAAGTCAACTCCCAAAGTTGATACCTCGGCCCCGTTACCAGCAGCGCCAAAAGCTGCTCTCGTAGCGCCGGTAGTGATCGACAACCGTGAGCCTGCCACCAAGCCAGTGCCTGCGGCGTCGGTACCGGCCTTAGGTGACACGGTGCGCAACGTGCCCGCCCCTGGGGCAGCCGAGCCTGAGGTGTCGTATGAACCGCTCGACCCGAGGTCTAAAGATCCGTACCTGGTGCCCGCGCTGACGGCCAACAAAGTCCGTTTCCCAGGTGCGCCTATGGTGCGGCCACCGGTGCAGCCCGAACCTCAACCTGAGGTCGAGCCGATCGAGCAGGAACAGCCGGCGAAGCTGGGTAATACGTTGCGCGCAGTGACCGTTTCGGCTCCGGCACAACCTGAGCCAGTGACCGAGCCGGAACCGACGCGGGCGGCGCAAGAACTGCCGAGGTTGGGCGACACGGTGCGAGCCGTGGCCACCCCGACCCCGGCTGAGCCTGAAGAGTCGTATGACCCGCTCGACCCAGCGTCCACAGATCCGTACCTGATGCCCGCGCTGACGGCCAGCAAGGTGCGCTTCCCTGGTGCGCCACTTGTACGGCCGCCGGCGCAACCGGCTCCTCAAGTCGAAGCGGTACCGGTCGTGCAGGAGCCGCCAGCGAAACTGGGCAAGACGGTGCGAGCCGAGGCCGTTTCGGCTCCGGTGCAACCTGAGCCAGCAGTCGAGCCTGAACCGGCACCGGCGCTGCAGAAACTGCCGAGGTTGGGCGATACGGTAAAAGCCGTGGCCATTCCGACCCCGGTTGAGCCTGAAGTGTCGTATGACCCGCTTGACCCGGCGTCCAAGGACCCTTACCTCGTACCGGCATTGTCGGCAAACAAGGTGCGCTTCCCTGGTGCGCCGCTGGAGCGGCTGCCGGCGCAACCTAACCCTGTGCCTGAGCCTGTGCTGCAGGAAGCACCCAAGTTGGGCAGCTCAGTGCGATCCGTGGCTACACCTGCGCCGACCGCGCCTGAGGTGTCGTACGACCCGCGTGACCCCGAGTCCAAGGACCCGTACCTGCTGCCCGCGTTAACGGCCAACAAGGTGCGCTTCCCGGGTGCAGGCCTGGTGCCACCGCAACCGGCGCCGGCAACGCCGCCGGTGAAGCTGGGCGAAACGGTGCGGGAGGTGCCCGCTAAATCGGCACCGGTGCCTGTGATGATCGACAGCGGCGAGCGTAAGCCCGCCGCTGATGGTGCGTCACGGCCAGCTGTCCCCCAGTTGGCAACCTTGCCCGCCGGTTTCGGTGATGTGGTGCGTGACATGGTGGCCAAGTCGGCACCAGTGCCACCTCGGATGCCCGAAGTGGCTCAACCAGCCAAAGCGGCTGCGCCTGGGGCGGTATCGGTGCCGAAGGTGGATCAGGCGTTTTCGTTCTCGCCCAACATCAAAATCGATGTGCAGGGCGATGTGAAAGACCCGTCGCAGGTTGTCCGTGAAATCGAGTCGCCACTGCGTCAGCTGTTTGAGGCATGGCAGCGCGAAGCATCAGCGCGCATGACTTCGGTTCAACTGTTCGACCAACCACATGTTTAAGGAGGGCCTATGGCCTACATGGAGCAGCTGGAGTCCTCCCTGTCCGGGCTGGTTTCAGCGGGTGAGGCCGGTCGCAAGGGCGTGGACGGCATGCTGTCCCCACTCAATAGCGCGGTCGGCAGCATCACGGGTGCCGCATCGGAGCTGGAAAACATTCCATTCGTGGGGCCTGAGGCGGGTGCGAAGCTTGGCCGGATAGTGCGCAGTATCAATGTGGCACAGTCTCAGGTGGGGCAGGTGGCGTCGATGTATAGCCGAGCAGTCACCGGCGCCGTTCAGGTACAGGAGCGGCTCGGCACCTTCAATCAGATGGCGGCCAAGGTCACGGCCCAGGCCGGCCGGGTGGCGGGGTTGGTCAGCCCTTCGCTGTCCAATGTGTTGCCTACCGGCGGCCTACTGCGCTCTGCCACGCCGCTACCTGAGGCGGTTGCGCCATACCCGCACCTCTTGATTATCCAGCCACACGACCCTAAGAAGCAGCCGTATTACTTCAACCTGGGCACGGCCGCCTTTGACGAGTTGCGGCGTCAGACGTCGTTCCGTTGGGCTGGCCAGGAGCGTCTGCGTCGAAGCGTGGCCCAGCAGGCAGTGGGCCTGGGTGAGGAAAAGATCACACTCAAGGGTGCAATCTTCCCCCACCACAAAGGCGGCATCAAGCAACTGAGCGTGCTGCGTAGCATAGGTCGCAACCTGCAAGCACTGAAGCTGGTCACGGGTTATGGCGAGGTGCTGGGCGATTGGTGCCTGCTCAATATTGAAGAGGAGCAAAGCCACCTGCTGGCCGGTGGCATCCCCCGTAAACAGGGCTTCAACCTGGAGTTTGTGAGCTATGGCAACGACCTGCAGAACGTCTGACGGGGATCTGCTCGATGTGATCTGTCAGCACCATTACGGAAATCTCAATGGCACGGTCGAAGCAGTGCTCGATGCCAACCCGGATTTGGCCAGGGAGGCACAGCCGTACCGCGCCGGCCTGCTGGTGTTGCTGCCTGATCTGTCGGTACCGGCGGTCGAGCTGCTGCAGCTGTTCGACTGACCTCGCGTTACGCGTAACGAAGCCCCGCCCCGTGCGGGGCTTCCTGTTTCTGGAGTAAGCATGAAACCAACGTATCGAATCATTGCGGACCGCAAGGACATTACCGCGCTGATCAATGACCGCTTGCTGCTGCTGCGGATCTCGGACAAGCCCGGCATGGAGTCGGACGAGTTTGAGCTGCGCATTGACGATCGCGACCAGGTCGTTGCGCTGCCAGCGCGGGGAGGGGTGGTGGAAGTTCTGCTGGGCTACGAGGGGCAACCGCTGAAGCGCATGGGCGCCTACACGGTCGACGAAGTGCAGTTATCCGGCCCGCCTGATGAGCTGACCATTCGCGGCAAGGCCAGCGATATGCGCGGCAGTGGTAAGACCATCCGTAGCGGCAGTTGGGAGAATGTGCCGCTGTCCGAGATCGTCGCTGAAATCGCCAAGCGCAATGGGTGGGAGGTGGTCTGCCCGGTCACGACGAAGGTGGAGCGGATTGATCAGCGCAACGAGTCGGACTTCAACTTTGTGACGCGCCTGGCGCGGCAGTACGACAGCACCGCCAAGGTTGCTCAGGGCAAGCTGCTGGTGATGCCCCGACAGGGTGGGAAGAGCACTTCGGGCCAGTCACTGCAGGTCATCACCGTCAACAAGACGGACGTGTCCCGCTATCAGTTCCGACTAAGCGACCGCAGTACGCAGAAGGCAGTGAAAACCCAGCACCAGGATCAGAAGACCGGCGCTTTGAAGGTGGTCCAGCTGGACAACCAAGAGTCGCCGGACGGCCTGCCCCCAGTGCATACCGACCGCCATATCTACCCCAACGAGACTGCAGCCAGGCAGGCGGCCAAGGCGCGGCTGGCCGCGTTCAATCGCAGCACAGCCGGTGTTCGCCTGGAGATGGCGGGCCGGCACGACCTGTTCGCCGAGTGTTCGGTGAATGCCCAGGGCTCCAAGGTCGGGCTCGATGGCGAGTACCTGGTGGAAAGCGTGGAGCAAGTGTTCACGGCCAGCGGGTGGATCACGACCGTGGAGTGCAACGGCGGTAAGAAGGGCAAGGCCAAGGCCTCTGGCAAGAAAAAGAAAGACGACAAGCCGCTCAAGGTTGAGCAGCTCTAACCCTCACGGCCGCACACGGCTACTACTGGAGAAACCAATGGCTATCTCAGTGCAACAGTTGCAACAGATCCTCCCCAACGCCGGCCGCAAAGCCGGCGTTTTTGTTCCCGGTCTAAACGCAACAATGGGCAAGTACTCAATCATCACACCCAAGCGAATGGCGGTGTTCCTTGCCCAGATCGGCCACGAATCTGGCCAGCTGCAGTATGTACGCGAGCTTGGCAACGATGCTTACCTTGCCAAGTACGACACCGGGCGGCTGGCGGAGCGCCTTGGCAATACGCCGGCGGCTGACGGCGACGGTCAGCGGTACCGTGGCCGTGGGCTCATCCAGATCACCGGCCGCGACAACTACGAGGCCTGCAGCGAAGCGCTGTTCGGTGACAGCCGCTTGCTCAACACCCCCGACCTGCTCGAGCAGCCCGTCTACGCCTCGCTGTCGGCCGGCTGGTTCTGGCAGCGGGCAGGGCTTAACACCCTGGCTGACAAGGTGATGCAGGCCGATGACTCGGTGTTCGAGCTGATCACGCGCCGCATCAATGGTGGCCTGAATGGGTTGAAGGATCGCCAGACGCTCTACAAGCGTGCGCTGCAGGTGCTGCAGTAATGCCGCTGAATTGGCGTATCGCACTTCTGGCCGTCGCGGTCGGGCTCTATGCCGGCGGGCGTGGAGCCTGGTTGTGGCAGGCAAGTGATTACGGAAAGCAGCTGGCTGAACAGGCTGCAGGTTATGTCCAGCAACTGGCGGACAGTGATCGGGCTCACGGTCGAGAACGTGAGGAGGCAGCAGCTGCGGCCCTAAAGCAGTTGGTGGAGCAGAAAACTCAGCGACAAGCCCTGGAAGATCGCCTGCAGGAGCAGGGCAAAACACATTGGAAGGAAATGAACGATGCACAACAGACTCAAGATCGCCTTCGTGACAGGCTGGCTACTGCTGACTTGCGGCTGTCAGTCCTTGTCGACGCCGGAGCCTTTGCCGCCCCGGGTGGTGACGGTGGGGTGCGAGAAGCCGCCGGCACCGGAAGCGTGGTTCATGGAGCCATACGCGCCCGACTTGACCCAGCGCATGCTCAACGAATTATCGGCATCACCGACACAGGTGATCGAGGACTGATCGCGCTGCACGCCTGTCAGGCCTACGTCCGCGAAGTCACCAAATGAAAAGAGGCGAGCCGGGTAGATGCGTCAACATCCAGCCCGGCCCGCCGAACCCGCAGACCCTTCCTGCAAGTCCAGCCGTGGCCTCTGCCTTGTGCACAAAGCGCGGCGAGCCTAACACCTGTTTATTCATACAGTAAAGACTTGCATACCTATGACCTCTCCTATCATTCCCTGGATGGGTGGCAAACGCCGCCTGGCCGACCGCTTGATCCCTCTCTTTCCCCCGCATGAATGCTATGTCGAAGTCTTCGCCGGCGGTGCCGCGTTGTTCTTCATGCGTCCCCAGCCCGCTCCGGTTGAGGTGCTGAACGATCTCAACGGTGACCTGGTCACCCTCTACCGCGTTGTGCAGAACCACCTGGAGGAGTTCGTGCGCCAGTTCAAATGGGCGCTCAGTTCCCGGCAGATCTTCGAGTGGCAGAAGATGACTCGTCCCGAGACTCTGACCGACATCCAGCGTGCAGCACGGTTCTTCTACCTGCAGCAGCACGCGTTTGGTGGCAAGGTCACTGGGCAGACATTCGGTACCGCGACCACTGGACCGGCGATCAATCTCCTTCGTATCGAGGAAAACCTTTCATCGGCTTGGCAGCGCCTTGCCGGTACGTATGTAGAAAATCTTCTTGGCACGTGTGTGCTGAGCGCTATGATCGAGCCCACACGTTCTTTTACATGGATCCACCATATTGGCAAACCGCAGGGTATGGAGCCGATTTTCCGTTTGAGGAGTATGAGCATATGGCGGACTTCATGCGGCGCTGCAAGGGGAAGGTTATGGTGA